ACTTATGGACTTAATCAAACGTGACTAATGAATACTTCAACAAGCATAACCAAGTTGAGTGTCGCCCTTGTGAAAGCACAGGGCGAGCTCAACGCCGTCAGCAAAGACGGCAAGAATCCCCACTTTAAAAGCACCTACGCAACGCTTCAAAACATTGTCGAGTCAACGCGTGATGTGTTACGCTGTTACGGCCTAGCCGTTGTGCAAACATTCAGCCAGACTGATGGCACGTACATCGATTTAACGACGACACTTGTACATGATTCGGGCGAATGGATCAGCGGAACGATTACGATGCGACCAACCAAGCCTGATCCGTAGGGTCTTGGATCGGCTGCGACTTATGCGCGCCGCTATGCTTATGCCGCTATACTTGGCATTGTGACTGACGATGACGACGATGGCAATGCAGCAAGCGCACCGAATAACGATTGCGCGCCACAAGGCAAATATGAAGGCGATACGCGCGAATGGCTCAATGTCTTGGATCGTGATGGCAGGCTGACCGACAAAGGTACAAAGATAGCTATGCGTCTAGCCGAGGATGGCGAGGCATGGATGGCGCTGGAAGCCAAGTATCTGATGAGCACTAAAACGCGCAACGCGCTTAAGGAAGTGGTAGACAAATTACGAACCAATCAACAATTTGAGCTAACACCATGAAATGCGGTAATGTAACCATCTACGATATCTTACAAGTTGAAACATCGTTAAGGTATTATTTAAAGCGAATCAATTATAAGATTCAGCCGAACGATTATGTTAATTGTTTCTACATCCCTAGCACGATGAAGAACATAGTGGCCTTTAAACAGCGTGATGTACAGCTGTTTTACAAGGGACGATTAATGGAACCAAGGATGAGTGTTTGCCTCGTAAAGGAAATTGACGTAGATTTAACAGGTCTTTACATCAAACAACAAGCCGAATACAATAGCGTACATCATCCAATGTCAATCGCAACTTATGCCAGTCACATAAAGGAGAACGATAAAGTATGCAAGCAATTAAAAACAGGAAGCTACACCATTTAGATATTCGCGATGTTCGGATGTCAAATGGTCGGATTGTTAGGATACGAGAGAGACGCAGCTTTGACGAGCGTTATTATCCGAAGTTGTACACATACGAAAATGTACCGATCAGAAAAAGCAAATAGGTTGAATCATGATTGATGCTAGGTGTGAAAGTCTAGCATCTATTCGCCCTTTATAAACAACACATAACTAAACATATATGCATCATGCGATACATTATCATACTTTTACTCACCGCTTCAAGTGCTATCGGAGCACCTGCTGACAAGAAGGCATTTAGCAAACAGTATGCCTTCTTTGAACGCTACGCCGATGACATCATTCAGGCTAGCAAGGAAACGCCTGGCCTACTTCCAAGCGTTGCATTAGCACAGGCAGCATTAGAGACCGGCTACGGTACGTCCTACCTATACAAGCAAGGACGCAATCTATACGGCATCAAGTACACACGCGACCACAAAGGCGGCAGCATCTGGAGCAGTAAGGAAGGCGCGTTCCGTAAATACAAGACAGGCGGTGAATCTATCCGCGACCGCTTCCGACTGCTTAGCAAGGTAAAGCGATACAAGAAGGTAACGGAAACGATGAACCCTTATGAGCAAGTTGACGCGATTGCTGCTGCTGGCTACGCTGAGGCGCGCAACTATGCGCAAGTGATCAAAAGTATTATTGATGCATACGACCTGACCAAGTACGATGATATGCTTATGGAACAGATACGCATGGAGCAGTACACCGACCTGCAACAATCCTTAATACGATACATAACACTTCAACATCAACCCATAAGACACGATTATGCTATTAGATCCTTTAATACAAATGATAGTGATTATAGGCTTGTTCCTATTCCTGCCGATACTGGCCTTGCTATACGCGTATCACGAGCGAAAAAGCAACGGTCAATTTAACGAAGGCATATTCACGACGGTATTAATATTAGGCTTTGCGAGCTTATTACTTGCCATAACGCTCTTTATCAACTTGGTCTTTTGGACTAACGTGTAACACGTGAAACATCTTGAATCACAGCTCCAAACGGCATGCGTAAATTATTTCCGCGTGCGCTATCCGAACGAGGTCATTTTTGCCATTCCTAACGGTGGCAATAGATCGTCCGTTACAGGGGCAATACTGAAGCGTGAGGGCGTGATGGCGGGCGTAGCTGATCTATTCATTATGGCAGCTCGTACTGAATATCACGGATTATTTGTCGAGATCAAGTTGCCAAAAGGTCGCGTGCAGGAATCGCAGCAACACTTTGAGAACTTGTGCATACTACACGGCTACGGGTATCGCATCGCCCGCAGCATAGATGAATTTATGAGATGCGTTGATAACTATATGAGGTTACAATAATACTTTAAACTGTCCGTTATTATCCGTATATTGAAATAAATCGTTTAAGAACTGCTAGGCTTAACCGATTGCTCGATAAAAGCACCCCTCCACCCTTGCTATGGATCAGCGACTAGCAGCGCCCCATAGCAGGGGTTTTTTATTTTATAACTATATGAATACAAATATTTTTAAACAATTACATGAAATCAATGTATCAGAAGATATAATCATACAAATTGCATCATATACAAATTATATGATTATAAATGTTACAGAGGATAATAAGGTAATTGCTTCTTGTTTATTGGAACCAAGTGAAATTGAAGAATTTAAGTCTATATTTAGCACAGAGCTTATAGAAGAGAATAAAAGTGTTGCTAACAACGAAGACGAAAAAGAAGCAATAGCTACTGATGAAGTGTATGCTAATGTAAATAGTGCTGATTTAATTCGTTTGAGGAAGATATCAGGATTGAAACAATATGAAGTAGCAGATGAGATAGGTTGTCATCAAGGAGATGTTTCAGCTTATGAGCTAGGTAAAAGAAGAATGAACCAATCTTTATTCATAAAGTTCCTTGTTGCAACAAAGAATGTTAATTCTAAGTTTAGTAACAATGAATTAAGAAAAATATTGTTAACATATAGAATAAATAATAACTATACTGTTGAACAACTTAGCGATAAATCAGGCATACCTATTGATCGAATAAATGATTGGGAAAATAACGTTGAAAGAATTGATTCTAATTCAATGTTAAAATTGACTAAGATATTACCTGGTTTATATGCAAGATTAGTTGCATAAATTTTGTATATTAAACACGTCCAATCGTTTAGGAGTTGCAGAGCCTCAACGATTGTCAAATCGACAATACCCAAAGCCCATTTATGGCAATGCGATCTGCAACGCACCCATAGATGGGTTTTTTATTTTATACACCCATGATTGATTATGATAAATTCCTAACAGACAAACAAAAAATGATTATAGATTCTGGATTTGAACCTGAATATATATCTAGTCATTTATTTCCATTTCAGCAGTTTATAGTTAAACGTGCATTAAAGATGGGTAGATACGCAATCTTTGCTGATTGTGGTCTTGGTAAAACAATAATGCAACTAGAATGGGCTATGCATGTTGTTAATAAAACTAATAAACGTGTATTAATATTAGCTCCATTAGCGGTTACAGGGCAGACAATACAAGAAGCATATAAGTTCGGATATGATCTATCAATGATTGATATCGAAAATTATGAGCAACTTCATAACATTGATACATCCATATACGATGGTATAGTATTAGATGAATCAAGCATACTCAAAAATTTTGAAGGTAAAACAAAAAAACAAATTATTGATAGCTTTACTAGTACGCCATACAAGTTAGCATGTACTGCAACGCCTTCGCCTAATGACCCTATGGAGATAGGCAATCATGCGGAATTTTTAAACATTATGACAAGATCAGAAATGCTTGCTATGTATTTTGTGCATGATGGAGGCGATACAGCTAAATGGAGGCTTAAAGGTCATGCCATTAAACAATTTTATCATTTTATAGCATCATGGGCTGTTATGCTAAATAAACCCGATGATATTGGATTTTGCATGAATGGTTATGACCTTCCATCATTAAATATGATTGAACATAAAATTGAAACGGATAAGCGTAACAATGGTATGTTATTTAATGACATGGCCGTAAATGCTACTAATTTTAATGAAGAGCTTAGGCAAACAAGACAAGATAGATTAGTTAAGGCTGCACAAATAGCCAATTCAACAACTGATCAAGTTATAATTTGGATTAAGCATAACGAAGAGGGCAATTGGTTACTTGATAATATACCAGGGTCAAAAGAAGTTAAAGGATCAGATGAAGCAGAACTTAAAAAAAAGTTATTAATTGGTTTCGGGAATAACGAATTCAGGGTATTAATAACTAAATCAAAAATAGCTCAGTTTGGTCTTAATTATCAAAATTGTAACATTCAAATATTTGCATCATTAGACTTTAGTTTTGAATCATTGTATCAATCTATAAGAAGATCATATAGGTTTGGTCAGACTAGACCCGTAGATATTCATATAATAACCACTGATACCATGCAAAACGTGATACAAAGTATCCAAGATAAACAGCGACAATTTTTAAACATGCAACAAGAGATGGCAGATACAATGAACGAAAATATAAGGGGGTTAGCTAAGATGGAATTAAATCAATATAACACCGAGCAAGTCAAAAACGATTACTATCATATACAACGTGGTGACTGTGTAAAGCTTATAAAAGATTTATCAGATGAATCAGTTGGATTCTCGATATTTAGCCCGCCTTTTGCTGAGCTATATACATACTCATCTCACTTGGAAGACATGGGCAACAGCAAAGACTATAAGGAATTTTTAATACATTTTAAATTTTTAGTTAAGGATATTTATCGTGTTTTAATGCAAGGTAGGAATGTTGCTGTGCATTGTATGGATCTACCAATACAAAAAGGCAAAGAAGGATATATTGGGTTACGCGACTTTAGTGGGTTAATTCGTGAAGCTTTTGAAGATGTTGGATTTGTCTATCATTCACGTGTGACAATTTGGAAGGATCCAGTAGTTGAAATGCAACGTACTAAAGCGCTTGGACTATTGCATAAACAAGTTAAAAAAGATAGCACCATGAGCCGTGTTGGTATACCTGATTACTTAATGATCTTTAGAAAAGATGGGGATAGATTGAATCCAGTAAATTGTAATATCCCAGTTGACTTATGGCAAAAATACGCATCGCCCGTTTGGTATGATATAAATTATAGCGATACATTACAATTTAGGAATGCTCGCGAAAATGAAGATGAAAAACATATATGCCCGCTTCAGCTGCCAACTATAGAACGAGCAATACATTTATACACTAATGAAGGAGATACGGTTCTAACGCCTTTTATGGGCATAGGTAGCGAAGTATATCAGGCTGTTAAAATGAATAGATATGGTATAGGCTTTGAGCTTAAAGAAAGCTATTACGCAACAGCTAAGCAAAACATAATTAAAGCTATAGATGAGAAACGTCAATTAACTTTATTATAAAATTAGTATATTAAACACGTCCAATCGTTTAGGAAGTACTGAACCTTGACGATTGTCAATCGACGATACCGAAAGCCCATTTATGGCAATGCGATCAGTACCGCACCCATAGATGGGTTTTTTATTTTAGACACAATGAATTGGTTCAAACATGACTATACAGCATCAGAAGATGACAAGATACTAGAGCTAAGATCTAAGTATGGATGGGAAGGATATGGCCTATTCTATGCGATACTTGAGTACATGTGCAAGACAGAAAAGGGCATAGATCAAAAAAGGATTGGTGCGTTACGTGTGATGCTAGGTACAGATCAAGGTTACCTTGAAAGGTACCTTGAATATACCTTGAAGGTAGGTTTGTTTTACCTTGAAGGTGATATCATTTATAACCAACGAATACGCCAACATATTGACCTAATCAATCAAAGGCGACAAGAAGGATCGATTGCTGGCAAAAAGAGTGCTGAAATTAGAAGACAAAAAACGGCGAATCCAAGCGATATGAAGGTTACCTTGGATGAACCTACAAGGGTACCTGGAACAGATAAGATAAGAGAAGATAAGATAAGAGAAGATAATATGAGAGTAGATAATACATTAACGCGCACGCACGATTATTTGGCTTTACCTAAAGCGGATAATGATCCGGAACTGATTCAATTTTTTACCGACGCTGGAGGAAACGCACAGCAAGCATCCATGTTCTTCAATCACTATCACAGCCAAAACTGGGTCAAGAGTAACGGCATGGCCGTCACTAACTGGAAGGCCATGGCGCGTAAGTGGATCGACCGCGACAACTTCGGCGGATCTCCGTACAAGTCAAAGCCTAAGTCTATCGGTGAAATAATGTCAGGGTACAACTTATGAAGCGCATACACCTACAAGCCATCTATCCCGACAAGGCCATCGAAAGCATCAAGTGGCATTTATCCATGATAGGTAAGCCAGCCGATACAACGACCATATATCACATTTTAGATCAGCTTGTCCGCAACAATCCAAACTTTCACAGCGACTACGACATTGAAGATACGTTAGATGCTTTTTTTAAAGCTATCCACTACGGCAGCCTTGAACTACGCAACTTAACCATCAGCGCGCATACACGTTTATTAAACGTCTACCTAAACGATCGATACAAAAACAAAGGATCAAGCGACGAAGTACGCAGCGAGAAGCCTGATACATGGGTATATGATCCTGATGAGCCACTTCCCGAATCCATTACACGCGATAAGGCGAAGGAACTTTTAAATCTTATCGCTAAATTGTATCATAACGATATGCAACGTGTCACCGATAGCAATAACTTCATGCACTACGTTAACAAATTAAAAGCCAGGTATTATGAGTAATGTTGGAAGGCCAAGCCTATACTCGAATGAATTAGTAGATCGTATTTGTGAATGGATCAGTGAAGGCAAGTCACTACGTTCTTTTTGTCGCATTGAAGGCAATCCAGGATTCCAAACAGTTCTCGACTGGCTTAATGATGATGATAAGCTTTATTTCCGTTCCAAGTACGCGCGCGCGCGGGAGATACAAGCGGAAGTAATGGCCGACGAATTGCTTGAAATTGCCGACGATACGAAGCCTGATCAGCTTAAACTTGCGCACGATAAAATGAAGATCGAAACGCGTCAATGGATAGCGGCCAAGCTATTGCCTAAAAAGTACGGCAACATCCAACACATCGAAGACATAACACAAACGCCTAAGCAACTAGTGATCGTGACAACAGACAAGGATATTAACACGTGAACATTACCGTACTCACCCCATCGATAGGCACGCCTGAATTAGCCGAAGCCGTATACAGCGTATCACAGCAGACGCATCCCGTACGTCACATAGTCGTTGCTGACGGTCGCAAGTACTTAGCCGAAGTTACAAAGCAAGCTATGCGCGGATGGAAGGGCGACCAGCAGACGCCTAAGATCTATGCGCTACCCGATAACACGGGGCGCAACGGGTACAACGGTCACAAGGTGTACGCCTATTTCGCTCAGCTACTTGACACCGATTATCTTTGTTTGCTAGATGAAGACAACACCTTTGATCCTGATCACGTCGCATCGCTTTACGACGTGGCTAGCAAGCTAGGCTACGCATTTAGCCTGCGTAAGGTGTACGACAAGCAAGGGCAGTTCATTTGTTACGACACGTTCGAAAGCAATGGCAAGTACAACACTGACGGTTATAT